AACGGTGTTCTTTACGCATCAAGTTACCTTCCCGATTAACTCGCGTTCTGCTTCAGTTCGTAACTTAATTACAACTTTAGCGAAAAATCGTGTGACCATCTGTACCAAGGAAATGGACGGGACCTTCCGACTCTATGGAAAAGAGTTTGGTCTGTTTTTGGACACAACCGAGAGCGGTTCAGGTACTGCTGCTGGTGACCGTAACGGCTCAGTATTGACCTTCAGTTCTGTTGAGCGTGAAGATTTCCTTGTAGTTGCTGCTAACGTAGCCGCGAACTTGGAAGTGGCTGGATAAAAGTTCTAACTCTAAATAAAGCGAAGATCCCCGACCGATGAAAGTCGGGGATTTTTTGATACCATGATTAAGTTAACAAAAGACAGCGGCGTTAATTATTTCTATTGTACTCCAATGGATTTTTTGACGTCTATTCCTAACTGGGTTTACATTAAGTTTGTGCATAGGGTAACTGGCGAAGTCGTAGAAAAGTGGGACAATTCACTAGGGGCAAGTTCTACAAATCGATACGCAAAATACGGGATTGACACTTCACAGCTTTTCGCTAATTCAACCGAAGGAATGTGGACGTACACGATTCAACAAGCTCCGGATGAAGAAGTTGTTCCGTCTGTTGGTCAATATCCTATTTTGGAATCAGGATATATGTATCTTTACCCGGCTTCAACCTTCGAGCCGACTAAATACGAAGGGCAAACTAATACATTCATAGCTTACAATGGATAACTATAAACACATCGTTCTGAAGTTTGACCGGGCGATTCAACCAAAGTTTGAAGAAAAGAGGGGCAAGGGCTGGGTTGAGTTTGGCGAGCTGAACAATTACCCAAAATATCTGATTGACCTTTACAACGAATCGCCAAAGCACGGCGCTATCGTCAAAAGCAAGTGTACCTACATTTACGGCAAAGGTTTTGAGGATGGCGGTCTTGCGAATAGTCGTGGCGAATCTTGGAACAACATTTTGAAGAAGTGCGTCAACGATGACGAACTTTTTCGCGGTTATTACCTTCAAATAATTTGGAATAGAATCGGACAAATTGCTGAAGTGTATCACATCGACTTCGCGAAGGTTCGCGTTTCTAAAGACCTGAAAACATACTACGTAAAAAACGACTGGGCTGACTACAAAGAAAAGCCGCGCGAATATCCGGCGTTCAACACAAACGACAAGTTTGGCAGTCAAATTTTGTACGTCAAGACCTACAATAATTTAAGCGAAGTTTATCCGCTCCCGTCTTACTTTCAGGGATTGAATTACATTGAAAGTGACATCGAGGTCAGCCGCCACATATTGGGCAATGCGAAGCAAGGCTTCGTCGGTTCAACACTTATTAACCTGAACAACGGCACACCACATGAAGAAAAGCAAGGCGAAGTTGAAAGATCGCTGCTGAAAAAATTCACTGGTTCAGACGGTAAGCGCGTGGTTATCATGTTCAATCCATCGCGTGAAAATAGTGCGGAGATCGTCAACTTGGGAACAACCATGCTGACGAAAGAGGACTTCACGAACATAAACAACCTGATCCAGCAAGAGATTTTCGCTTGCCATCAGATCGTTTCCCCGGCGCTTATGGGAATCAAGACGGAGGGGCAGCTTGGAAGCCGAACCGAAATCAGGGACGCATACGAAATCTTTAATAATACCTACGTTCAGGAAAGACAAGGCGAGTTCAATGCCATGTTTACGCAACTTCGGAATTTAAAAGGCGAGGCTGGTGAATTTACTATTCAACCAGTAGAACCTTTGAAGTTTGAGTTTTCCGAATCAATCATGAGTCAAAACCTGACACAAGACGAGATTCGTGGAATCATGGGACGCGAGCCGCTGCAAAAAACCGACGTAACCGCTGACGGAAGTCAGGCGCTACCGGAGCAGCCTATTCAAGCGAATGAGAATATACGGAACTTATCAGGGCGTCAATATCAGAACGTCATGCGTATCGTTCGCAATTTCGGGAACGGAAAGCTGACGAAAGCGCAAGCGTCCATGATGCTGAAAAACGGATTCGGATTTACTGATGCTGACGTCGACACCTTTTTAGGAACAGACGAAGATCCGATGACCGACGACGAGGTGCAGAAATTCAGCATGAATGAAGATGAACGTCTGCTGCATGAGTTCAGCTTGTGCGGTTCGGACAACTTTCAAGCGGTAGACAAGCGCGAGTGCTTTTCAGACGATTTGAACCAGCTTCAGGCGAATGTGCTTGACCTGATAACAAAAGACAAAAACATAACGCCGCCGGTCATCGCTCGCACTCTGAAGGTAACGCAAGACATGGTTCAGGATATTATCGACGACTTTATCGACAATAACATTTTGAAGTCAGTTCCTAGTAAGATCAATTCAACGCCATCATTTGAGGTACTGAAACCAGTCAGCGAATTACCGGGTAAAAATAGCAAGTTGACAAAAGCCTTCATTCGCTACACCTACGAGTGGATGCCGGGCTTTTCGGATTCAGATGCGGTGACTAGCCGACCATTTTGCCGCAAGCTGATGGACATGAGTAAGACAAAGACGTGGTCTCGTTTCGATATTGAAAGCATTTCCGAGCGTGTGGGTTATTCAGTTTGGGAAAGACGCGGGGGATGGTATACAAATCCGGACACTGACAAGCCACGCGAATACTGTCGCCATCGTTGGGTATCTAAACTATACAAAGAAAAATGAGTAAAAACATTCTATTCATAACGGAGCAGCTTTTCAAGGAAAGGACCGGGGCTTCGAACAACATCGACAGCAAGCAGTTGTTTCCAATGATAAAGGTCGCTGGCGACATTCACATTCAGCCTGCACTAGGCTCTCGTCTTTACAAGCGGCTTCAGGATGGCATCGAAGGGGATAACCTTACACCGGATGAGGAAACGCTGATAAACGACTATATCACGGACGCGCTGATCTGGTACACAATGTCCATGTTACCGATGGTCATGGGTTATCAACTTTTCAGCAAAGGCTTTCTGCAAAAGACGGCTGAAGACAGCAACCCACCTTCACGCGGGGATTTGGAAATGCTGGAAGATAAATACAAGGGCATGGCTGAGTTTTACAAGACGCGAATGATAAAATACCTTCAGGAAAACTACACGCTTTATTTCGAGTATTTTAACACTGGCAGCGGCTTCGATGTTATTTTCCCTGAAGAAAAGGGTTACACTTGCCCGATCTATTTAGGTGACCGTTCAGCAGAGCCGCGCTATCCGAACTACTCAAACTCGACAAGCGGATATTCCGCTCCTAATTACACGACCTACACAGCTACGGCAGGGCAGACATCGTTCACGATTGACGTGCTTGTGGGTAGGACGGTGCTGCTTGCGGTCCGTTCGGGATTGGTTAAGAATATCACTACCAGCACGACTGCCGATACCGAGTTTCTGCAAATCGTGGGGGGCGTGGTCACATTGCCGACTGGAGACGTGACCTTCGCTGGAGAAAAATTTATTTTCCAATACAGATAAATATGTCGAAAGGCTACAAAAAAGAGTACGTCCAAAAAGTAAAAGCAAAGTTTAATGAATTACAATCAGGTAGTAAAAAAGATTCAAACGCTACTGGAAAGCCATCCGATGCTAAACACGGTCCGGTTCACAACTCCGAACGAGTGGCTCGGGTATGAGGAACAGCCAGTTTTCCCGGTGGCTAACTTCTTTATTGCTAGCGGTCAGTTGAACCGAGGCAGCGACTTTTTTTACAATATCGAATTTTGGTTTTTGGACAAGTCAGGCGTCGAGGGGGAGTTTGAGCAAGAGGTAATTTCGGACCAGCATTCCATCGCGAACGATATTATTTTGGCTTTGCGCCGGGATAATACCATCAGCGTTGACGACAATATCGCTTGGACGGCGTTATCGGAGAAATTCGAGGACTACCTTTCCGGAGTGACTTTATCTTTAAACCTTCAAACAAACGGCGAATTTTCAAACTGCGATTTTCCTATATGAAAAAACTATTGACCATTTTAGGACTTGTCATTTTCGGACAAGTCAGTTTCGGGCAAGTTTATCAGCTTATGCCGCAATACGGATATCAGGCAAGCCGATTCCGGTTCGATTCTACGCTTCAAATTCCTACCGTTTGCGGTGTGCCTACGCTGAAAAGTAACGTCACTAAATTAGGCGCTATTGCGTTCGACTCGTGTAATAACAGATTCTACACCTACAACCCAAAGACCGCTACATGGTCACAAGTTTCGGGAGGTGGTGGTTCGACAGATACCACTTCTTTATCTGCTCGCATTGACGCTCGTGTAAAGTACACAGACACGGCTTCGATGCTTACTGGTTATTTAAGAAAATCTTTGCCTAGCAATGACACGGTAAAAACCAACGGAAGGGTTTTGGAATTAAACGCAAAGACGGCAACAAAAAGCACTAGCTTAAAAATTGATACAGTAGGAATAACAGCAGATGTAACTTCAGGATCAAATAGTTCCGATTTTGTAATTTCACCAACTTACAATATATTTTCCCAGACAGTCGGTAGTATAGCTAACTATTTAACTATGCAACCATTTAATGGTGTAGATATTTCTTCTGCAGATGCCTTTACTACTGATGGATTTAATACTAGCGCTTCAGTTGGTTCATTTTGGTATGTTGATGCTTACGACACAATCGGCATTTTGCCACGCACAAATGGAACAAGCGGACAGATATTGAAACTAGGTGACGGCGCGCAATTAGTTTGGGCAAATGATAACAACATCGACACGGCAAACGCTTTTGTAAATTCAGTTACGAAGTTGAACGATTCAACCATTCAAGTCATTAAGGGCAACACTACTTCAAACATAACGCTGACTACTTCGTCCATAGTTACATCTGCAACAAGGTTGGTCACTACGGTTTACAATAACACTGGTTCAACTATTCCGAAGGGTTCGGTGGTTTACATCAACGGACGTCATTCGTCAAACTTGCCGACCATTGCACCAGCGCAAGCCAATAACGAAGAAAATTCTTACAAGACATTCGCCCTTGTAGAAAACGACATCGCGACAAGCAATCAGGGAACGGTCATTCAGGCTGGAAATATCAGTGGATTGAACTTGCCGACTTCGTCTTTTGCGGACGGAGATGTGGTATTTTTAAGTCCATCCGTTGCTGGTGGTATAACAACGACAAAACCACTCGCTCCTTTCCATATTTGCAAAATTGGTTCAGTAACTCGTGCGCATCCTACCGCTGGAAGTATTGAAATAAAAATAGAAAACGGATGGCAGTTAGACGAGTTGAGTGACGTCAGCATCCCAGCAGTTCCAGCAGATTCTGTGATTCTGCAATTCAGCCGCGTGGATTCACTTTGGCACGATGTGACTATAACAAACGCAATCGGAACAAGGTATATCAGACCAGCGGACACAAGCGTATTCCAGCGCAAACAACTGCCAGCATATTCATTCCAAGCCAATGGAACGAGTGCGGCAGCGAATAGTGTGGCTACTTATTTTAAGGACACGTCAGGCACTTACACCGGAACGATAACTTGGGGTTCAAGCAATCCATCCGGAACAACCAACCACAACTACAAATGGAC